CTGGAGTCCGAGCTAGGGGGTTCTCTGGTAGCGACACCCCCTCCGACCCCAGAAATTGCCCCCGCCTCGTCACCACCGCCGCTATCTTCGCTGAGGGGATTGCCCTCGGGCCGCTCCCACTAATTTAGTAATTAGTAATTAGTAATTAGTAATTAGTAATTACTCACCCCAGGGACCACGAGAGGCATACCCATCTTGACAGCCTCACGGAAGGCACGGTACAATGTTCCAACAGGGGAGGGGGTCCCCTCCAACCAATGCTCGGTCCCATTGGCCGGACCCCGCTCCCCCTTTCCAAAACAGAAAATGATCAGGGGAGGCAAAAGTGGGAGCGCCATCACAGCTAAAAATGACCCCCGGCGTCAAGGAGATCGTCATCGAGGTCCTCCGCGACATACCCGTGCTTAAGGTAGCCGCCGAAGTGGCTGGGGTGAAGACCGCAACCATCCGTAGGCACCGGGAGAATGATGAGGAGTTTGACCAAGCCGTGGCCGACGCCTTGGAGGACGGGTATGACACCCTCGAGCAAGAGGCAGTGCGCCGCGCTAGGGATGGCTGGGACGAACCCGTGTACTACAAGGGCGAGGAGGTAGGGCAGGTGAAGAGGTTCAGCGACGCCCTAATGAATACCCTGCTACGGGGGTACCGCAGCAAAACCTTCGCCCAACAACATGCGGACGTGACCAGCGGGGGCAAGTCTGTCAGTATGCAATTCAACCTGGGGGGAAAACCCCCCGCAGAGGAGGCCGCTGATGATAGTGGTTAGTGGTTCCCCCCGCGCGGGAAGCAGCCTCATGATGAGAATCCTCCGCGACTCGGGGTTCGTTCCCGTCGCGGATGAGCCGGGGTCCTTCGAGTCCAAGCTGGTCGCCAATAATGATCTGAGCGAGTTGGACTCCGTCCCTGTTCTGGCGAGGCCCAGCACCTGCGTCAAGGTGTTCTACCCCACGATCATGTCCCTCCCTCCTCGAGATTACACTGTCATTTGGATGTACCGTACCCCCAAGGAACAGGCCAAATCCCAGCGCAAATACTACCGTCTCCATCTCAAAGTGGACAAGCCTCGCTCATTCATCGGTGAGAGGGCCAAATCCCTGAAGCGGATCAATAGGGACATCCCAAAAATACTCGCCCTGTCCCACTTGTTGATTGTCAAGGTTTCCTTCGAGGACCTCATCACCCATACCACAGCGACCAAGAGGACCCTGGAGCGGGTGCTGGGAAGGCTGGTGGATACCAGCTGCGTCGTTAAGAGATCGCCGCTAAACAAAAACACTATGGCCGTGGGCCAGTTGGAGACATCCAGTGCCGGATGACATCTCACAAATAGTCTACGATGCGGAACCCACTCCCGCCACCTTCCATGCCTCCGACGCATTTTATCGCTGCATGAGGGGTCCTGTCCGCAGCGGCAAGAGCACCTCGATGTCCATTGAGATCATGCGACGTGCGCGGGAACAGGACCCCGGCCAGGATGATGTCCGCCACACTAGGTGGTCCGTCATCCGCAATACCTATCGCGAGTTGGAGGACACCACGATAAAGACGTGGCTGATGTGGTTCCCCGAGGACGTGTTCGGCAAGATGAACCGCCAATCCATGGTACACCATATACAGTTCGGGGACGTGGACTGTGAGGTCCTGTTCCGGTCCCTGGACCGGCCCGAGGACGTGGCGAAGTTGCTGTCGATGGAACTGACCGGCGCGTGGGTCAATGAGGCCAGGGAGATCCCCAAAGTAATTATCGACACCTTGGGAGATCGCGTCGAGCAGTACCCCCCGATGATGGATGGCGGCTGCACCTGGGGAGGCGTCATGATGGACACGAACCCCCCCGACGAGGACCACTGGTGGTATGGGCTGGAAGCGGACCCGCCCCCCGATTGGGAGTTCTTTGTTCAACCTGGTGCCCTGATGGAACAGGATGGGGAGTTCCTCCCAAACCCGTCCGCCGAGAATATAGCTCATCTCAAGGGAGGCCACAATTACTACATCAAACGGCAGAGCGGAAAGCGCAAGGAATATATCCGTGTGTACTACTGCAACCAGTTTGGTTATGCAGAGGATGGAAAGAGGGTACACCCCGAGTACAGCGATGCCGTCCATGCCTCCATTTCCTCGCTGGAACCCATTCCCGATATCCCGCTCCACGTGGGTCTCGACTTCGGCCTCACCCCAGCCGCAGTGATTGGACAGAAGGCACCCGACGGGCAGTGGTCGGTCCTTAAGGAAATTGTCACGGAGGATATCGGGATCCGCCACTTTGGTGAGATGCTGTTACTCCCCGCCATCATCGAGGAATACCTTGACTATGACATCTATATGTGGGGTGATCCCTCCGGTACTGGTGGTTCACAAATTGATAAGCAGACCCCATTTGAGATATTGAATGCGATGGGACTCAACGCCATGCCAGCCCCGTCGCAGGACCCGACCCTCCGTCGAGAGGCCCTATCCGCCCCCCTGTCCCGCCTAATCGATGGCCGACCGGGAATGGCCATCGACCCCCGGTGCCGAACCCTGAGGAAGGGCCTCTCCTCCAAATTCATCTACAAACGAGTCAAAGTCGTGGGAGACGAGAAGTACCATGACAAGCCGGACAAGAACTGGTGGTCCCACGTGTGTGAGGCCGCTGAGTATATGATGCTGGGCGGGGGCGAGGGCAGGGTCATCACTATGAGGCCCCGCAAGGCAAGGCGAAGGTCCGTGCCCAAGGTGGGAAGCAGAAACAGTTGGATGGTGGGGTAATGGCTAAGTCCAAACCGAGGACCAAGGCTGGAAAGAAGAGGAAAGTGGGCAAGGTGATGGGGGAGTTCAAGCGCAAAACCCTCCGATCCAGCAGCGGGCGCAAAGTCACCAGCCGGAAACAGGCAGTAGCGATAGCAATGAGCGAGGCGGGTGTCTCCCGTTCCCGCAAGAAAAGGAAGTCCAAGGCGAAATCCAGGAGGAAAAAGAAATGAGGTCACGAACTCTGATTTTGGTTGTGGCACTAATCCTTGCCGTAGTTGCTGCCGGGATAACCCAGGCTGCGGATAACAAGATCATCATTAATCGGCTATTCAACGCCCGGACCTGCGCGGCCAATAGCACTATCAGGTCCGTACCTATCAATTTGGAGAACTACAAACCGGGGGGGTACTTCAGTCTGCACGTGGTTGATCTGACCGGAACCGGGACTGCCAAGATCACGTATGAGATCAGTAACAATCGGCAGGACTGCGCCTCCGCCACCTATGTTACCCCGACGTCCGCCAGCGACATCGTCACGGCACATACGGCCACCAGCGGCCCAGGCTCTGATGGCAATGACCTATATGCCTTCACTCCGGAGATTGCCAAGTGTCTCCGGATCATAGTTGAGGAGACGGGGGACGCAAACCCGGTAGTAATCACTGCTGACCTCGCGGTCCAGTAAGGAGGAACCATGAGACGCAGGTATAGATTGTCATTGGTTATTGCCCTCGTCCTGGTGTCCGCCACTTGGGCTGGGGCACAGTGGTCCCAGACCGGGGCGTGGGACACCATTACCCAATTGTTGGGCAAGGCCCACTCCTGGACCGGAACCCAGACGTTTACCACGGTGGATATCAACGGTGGGGCGATTGATGGGGCAACTGTTGGGGCCAGCAGCGCCACCACAGGTGTTTTTACCACGGTCGACACAGGTCAGGGCGCGAACGAACTGTACGATATGGACCAGAACGTCCTCACTACCTCCTCACCGTCATTCGATACCCTATCCGTCACTGGAGGCCAGATCACATTCCCTGCCACACAGTCCGCTGCCGCCGGTGCTAACGTATTGGATGACTATGAGGAGGGAACCTTCACCCCAACCTTCTTTGATGCGTCCTCAGGCGGAAACGAGGCAACGTATACGGCCAGGGAGGGGAAGTATACGAAAATTGGAAATGTCGTCTATATCTCCTGTACGATAGACATCGCTGCGGTGGATGGTCTGACCGGGGGTAATCAGGCCCACATAAGAGGACTTCCGTTCACGAACAGGGCCATTGCCGGGGGGTACAGCCTCTCGATGGCGGTAGCCCCTGTGGGAGTCACCTGGACTGATTACCTGTCGTTTGTGATAGTGGGAGCCACGGCATACGGAAGCTTCTACACCTTTGCCTCCGCAGGGAGCGATACCGGCCTTTCGGTGTCAAACATGGGAACCGACTGGTTCACATTCATTGGTCATTACTATATTTCATAAGGAGTCGGACATGAGAGGTACAATTAAGATAGTCGTGCTGGCTGCAATAACGGCCCTGCTCCTCGCCCCGGCCTATTCGCTGGCGGCTCCGGTCTATACTGAGGCCGTGTCCTACCAGGTGGAGGTCACCGAGAATGGGCATGTCCAGGTCAGGATCGCCACCA